TTAGGTGTCCCATTTGCCCTATTTAGTTATGAACGCACGTCTAGTTGTTCGACCAGCCATTGCCATACGACCTCGCGATTGGCTGGACCCAGGTCTTTGTATATATGAAGCATGGTTACTGCCCCCTGCCCCGATGTACCATCATTACCCATGTAGTACACGAAGTACTGATCCCACGAGTCCATGAGTGACATCATAATAAATGATGGGTCAGTTGACCCTGCTTCTTCGATGCCCCACTGATATACTTCTGGCAGGTTGGTTTTGATTGCCTGAGCTGCTTCGAGCACTGAATTGGCGACCACAAGATACTGTGTTTGGTACGATACGCTTTTAGTACCGTCAGACAATAGCGATGTCTGTCTGAACTTACCTAGCTTGACCACAAGACAATTGGACTGCTTATTTGATACTACTATTTGGGATGCCATAATTTACCTACCTTTCTTGTATATAGTATAGCATCTTTTTGGTCCCGAAGCAATCCCCAATATTCCGCGATTTGCGATTCGCGAGCCGGTCGCTAAGAAAACATGAACCACCTTTAAAATAAAAGGACGCCATTGCTGACGTCCTTTGGATAGCAGGACTAGGGTAGGGCTAGTCCTGGTTCTCAAATGCTTCTACGGCGGCTTCTTCTGGTGTCATGCCATCGTCGTACCAATCATGGTAGCACTGATCTGCCAGATCCATGCTTACGAGACCACATAGGCTCACAAGCTCTGCGTCGACTTGTTTCATCCATTGTTTGAACGTTACACTTTGTTCGGGCATATTATCCTCCTAACATTTGATGCATATACCAGACACAAGATAGAGCAGATCAAGAAGCTCTTCGCGTATCTGGGGTATTTGCCACAGGAGCAAGACTACTACTATGATTGCAATAAGATATCGCATCCTTTTTCCTCCTCTTGCTTTCTGACCCAGGCTTCCGCCTGTTCGTACGTGTGGGCAAGATATACATCCTTACCGGTCTTGCTATTACGAACCTTGAACCAGCCGGTGTGTTCTTCGTGGGAAATCACGTAGTCTGCCATTAGTAGTCCAACATCTTGGGGTTGTAAATCCCATAGGTAAGGACATAAACGTTTTCTTGTTTCTTGTTGTCTTTGTACCATGCATACGCCGCATCTTGCGTCGTGAATGCAATGATGTCAAAAGCATCTCCTGTTACCTTTTCAATAATCAGAATGCGCCATGTGTTCATATATTGCCTACCTTTCTATACATAGTGTAGCATCTTTCTGTTCCTGATGCAATCCCCAATATTTTGCGAGCAAGATACGATTTGTGCAGGAGCGATTCGCGATCTTATGACACGGTCGCTAAGATTTTAAGATCGTGCATACGATTCGCGCGATTCGCGAGCTTAGGACACGATCACCAAGATTTAGGACCCGATCGCTTCGGGCAGGTCTTTCAACCTGCCCTCTTGCTTTACCTTTTCCTGCCGCATAAAATCACAAACAAAATCAGTAGTAGCTCCATGCGTATAGCCTCCAGGTTTTATGGTTAAATAAAATAAGGCTAGCTTTACGCTAGCCCTGCTAACTTGTACCATGTACGCATTATGCGTACACGTAGTAAAAATAACTTATAAGCCAGCCCTGGCTTACCTTTGCGTGCCATGCCCTGCCAGTATGCCATTTTATACCTAACTATAGGGCATGGTACTTACTGTGTACCATGCCCTATACTAACTACTTGGCTTTACTAAAAATAGCCACCTGCAAGGGGTGCGGTTTTGGTGCACCCGTATATGCACCGGTTGCAATAGCTTGCATACCCGCCGTTGTTGCTAACCACCCGTGTACCATGCGGGTTTTGCTGCCCGCTTGTATAAGTGGTACGGTAATTGGGTTTGCAAACTTACCAACGCCCTTAACACTAAGGTTAAGGTAAGGGCGGTCACCGCCCGTAGCTTGCACCATTTTGCTTACCGTTGCACCATTTTGCGGGTTGTTTGCAATTAACACGTGCAATTGGGCAATTGTTATAAAACCCGCCGGTATACTACTTATTGCATAGGTTTGTTTAGCACTTGCAATTACAGTACCGGTTACACCGGCCGTAGCAAGTTTACTGCACCGTGCACCGCAAACATTACCTATTGCAGTTGCCGCCTTTAGTGGTTTGTTGCATACTTTACATACTACAATTGGGGTTGCCATTTTTTACCTACCTTTGCATTATAACTACATGGGTATAATAATGTATATTGGTGGTATGTACATTTAGCCAAACCCGGCTAGCCGGTGGTATGTACCCTATTACCACTAAATTGTTAAGGTGCTGTTTGGTTTGTTAGTACCATAGTACAACTATGTATGTAATATTACAAGTATGTATTTAAGCACTATTATTTTATTACATTATATGTACACTAGTATTACACTATACAAGTTGTATAATGTTATTGCGCATAGTCAGTCGTTGTTTTTGTTGCGTATAGTAAAATGCCCTGGAAAGCTATGCGCATACACATCACCTGCTGTTAAAAATCTGGACGATAAAATTAGTGACGATCGTTTATCATTCTAGACTCTGGTACTTGCACCTGAAGATAAAAGAGGGTATACTGTGCGTATAGGAGTGCACTATGTTAAGAAAAGATTGGGAAGATCTCCAGAGCAAGGGCGATTGGTTCTTCATGCCCTCGGATCATTATATCGTGATACAGTGGGGAGCTACACACAATGATGTATGCGTCCTGCCCCTATTCGGAGATAACAAATGGCAATGGGATGGATCCCATGAGAAACCCACGCTTTCCCCGAGCATCCTTGTTGCAGGGAAGTGGCATGGTTTCCTACGCGAAGGAGTATTGACCGATGCTTGATATAATACAACAAAAACCCCAACAGATCCAAGCCCCCAAAGAAGAAGTAAAGCGCATGATAGCGCACCTTATCCGGGAAGCCGGTAAGGGTGAGCTATTCGTTGAAGCAATGGAAACGAAGATGCCCTATGCTAGATATCTTGCGATAATGTTATGGGACGCAGTTACGATGGGCGAGTTTCTGCTGGCAGATGGGCGCAAGATACAGATTACTGAGTTCAAGGATTGGCTGGATTTGGTTAAGTTCATGGCACAGCATACGGACGGTCCAGCTATTATTGAGAACAATTTCGTTGGCATAAATATTTATAAGATCTACTCTGGGATAGACGAGGATCGTGTGTGAGAAAGCTATTCTTTTTTCTACATGGGTATTTTGGTACACTTAGGCGAAAGGCTACTTGGGGAGATGTACGTTCCGGGAAGGTCTTTCGGTTCTTCTTAGTCCTGTATAAGGAATACTATAAATGACCCCTGTGTATGGCGTATACGGTATATTTTTTCCTGGAAACTATGTATACATAGGATCTACTATAACAGATATTGCTATCCGCTTTCGAGTCCATAAGCATGCGCTGAACGCTGGAAACCACGACAACGATAAAATGAGTGAGTTATGGGGAAAATATCACGCAGCAGATTTCACCATTCTAGAGGATATGACCGGGAAAACGCCGGAAGAAGTAAGGGAGATGGAGCAGTATTACATAGAGCAAATGCAAGCTGAGTATACTTTGTGTAATGAAGCTCCGGCTATCCTAGATGGGTATGCTTTGCCTGATAGTATCAAGGAAAAGATAAGCAAAGGACGTAGGGCGGGAAAAAGTGGGCGAAGAAGGATAGATACGTTTGCCCCCACAAAGGATGAGATTACAGAATGTCATAAGAAAAATCTTGCGTTACGTAAGGAGCAGAACTGGTAATGCTTCCTGGACAGACACCTCCCAATAGTGCCCTAGAGACACTACAATACGAAAAACAGCAACGGGATATTGCTATGCAGGATCCACGTTATAAGGCATATCAGCCACGTGGACATATCCTGAATGCGTTTTACGATAAGGGTCCTGAAGTATGCATGGTAGGTCCATCAGGTACAGGCAAGTCGAGGGGATGGTTGGAAAAGATCCACCTATGTATGAGTAAATACCCCGGATCGCGTACTTTGCTAGTCCGTAAAACTCGTGAGAGCCTTACGCAGAGCGCGATGGTTACGTTTGAAAAGTTTGTCCTTCCGGACAATAATACCGTTAAGTTTCGAACAATGGAACAGGAGTACCGCTATCTGAATGGTAGTGTCGTTGTTTTGGGTGGGATGGACAAAGCGAGTAAGGTACTCTCTTCGGAATATGATATAATATACGCACAGGAAGCAACAGAGCTTTCCGACGAGGATTGGGAAACGCTTATCACCCGTAATCGGTTCGGCATAATGCCATATAACCAGCTCATAGCGGACTGCAACCCTGGACCTCCCTCGCATTGGCTCAATAAACGTATACTTTCTGGTAAGGTAAAATGTATAAACACTACCCATGAGGATAATCCTACCCTGTGGGATGCGGATAAGAAAGAGTGGACTGAGCGGGGAAAAAATTACATAGCGAAGTTAGACGCCCTTACCGGTGTTCGCTACAAGCGTCTACGCTTAGGATTGTGGGCGGCAGCTGAAGGTATGATCTATGACGAGTGGAATGCTGACATCCATATGTGCGATCCTATGCCTAACCCTCCAAAGGATTGGAGAAGGGTATGGATAAATGATTTCGGTTATACTCATCCTATGTGTTTTCAGGCGTGGGCTATCTCACCAGAAGATGTAGCCTACCGTTTCTTTGAGATATATCAGACGAAGTTACTGGTAGAGGATCTAGCCGCTCTGATCCGCCGATGGCAGGGCAGGGAGCACGAGCCTAATCCGGAAGCTCTGGTATGCGACTGGGATGCGGAGGGTCGTGCTACCTTGGAAAGACACTTGGAGATGAGTACTACTCCGGCAAATAAAGAGGTACTGGCTGGGATAGATAGCGTCAAAAGTATGCTTAAGGTACGTGAAGGTGAGAACGGAAAACCTGGGATCGTACTATGTAGGGGAGCTACAGAGGAGAAGGATCCGGATCTTGTGGATGCGGTACTACCTACCTGTACGGAGGAAGAAATAGAAGCATACGAGTGGGACGATGCTAAAAAGAAAGAACAGCCTAAGAAAGAGAATGACCACGGTTGTGACGACATAAGATATTTCGGACAGTACACTACCGATAATACCCTTAATTGGGGTAGAGGAATGAGGTGATCTATGGAAAGCAAACAACCTAGATTTTCAGGTAAGATGGATGACGATTACTTTATGTCATATTATACATATGTCCAGGACATTTCGCGCAAGGAATTGCCTTACGTACCAGACTCCCGTGCTAGGGACACATGGCTTAGGAACTTCGTGAGGCTGGAACCAAACCTGATGGGTGTACTCAGCACGGTAGTTGCAATAGACAAGAACAGGGGATGGCGCATGATTGGTGGTAAGACACAGATATCTCGCTATACTGGTGTCATGCACAACATAGAAGTAGCTCCTGGTGTCCGTGGCTGGCGTAATGGCATATCGCATATATCACAATCATTCTGGTCCTCTGACATGGGTGCTGTCGTAGAGGTTGGCAGGGAAAACAATAAAATGGGACCGATGCGGGCACTATGGACTGTAGATCCTACCAGAGTGAAGCTTACAGGAAATGTGGATAAACCGTTCACGTACTATCCTCGAAATAGCAAGAGTATACCGATGACCGAGGATGATTTTTTTCGTGTTACTTCTATGCCGTCTACTGATGAAGCTTATCACGGATTGGGCTACTGCTCTGTCTCCCGCTGTCTGGAACTTGCAAAAATGATGGTTGCTGTTTACGACCATGATAAGGAACAGCTAGGGGCACAGGCTCCTCGGGGTTTGCTGTTGCTGAATGGTATATCCCAGAAACAATGGGAAGTAGCTATGAAAAATAGAGATGCTGATCTGCAGAGCAAGGAGATGGATTATTTCTCTTCGGTGGCTATATTGGCTTCCGGGAATGCTACTGTGGATGCTAAACTTGTTGCTCTTTCTGCCCTTCCTGTTGGTTTCAATCTACGGGAATGGCAAGACATGCTGATGTTTGGTTATGCGCTATGCTTTGGATACGATCCTTCCGAGTTCTGGCCTGTTCAATTTGGGGCTATCGGTAGAGGAACGGAGACAGAAGTTCAGCATGAGAAAGCTACAGGCAAGGGCAGATTGGATTGTGTTCTTTCCCTACAGGAGAAATTACAAGACGAGCTTCCTGATAGCGTGGAATTGTTATTTGACCAACGAGATGAGAAGGGTGAACTTCTCCATGCACAGGTCGTCAAAGCATGGGGTGATGGCATATCAAGCATGAGTAAATTTATCTCGATCGATGAAGGTAGGGTGCTGTTAGCTGAACAGAAGGTAATACCTACTTCATGGGCTCCTACTGCCGACAGTATGTCTACAGATGAACAGGATCCAGATAACGAACCTGTAGTAGAAACGGCTGCTGTGACGCCAGTGGATGCTCCGAAGGCTACTACTACCAGCCAACAGAAGATGATGCGAGACGTTCTGCTCAGCATGCCTAGAGTAACGAGAGCCATAGAAAAGTATCCTACAGAGCCGTTAGTAGAGTATAGCTATCCTGAAAACCGATATACCATCCTTGCCTACCGTGCTGAAGATCTTTTAATATCTCGCACGTATGCCGTAGGAAAACCTAAGAAAAGATCCTTTCTTGAAAGGTTATTTAATTGGACAAGCTGACAGACGAAGTCCTTCTGCTATATGGTACTGATTACTTTGTTACGATAGGTGATGGAAGTATCATGACGGCTATAGAGGCAGGCTTTGCTGAGATACGTAGTACAGAAAAGGATATAGGGGAGTTTAAAGCCCTACGAGATACCTATGGTTCGGATCCACGTGTTACGATATATTGGGGTGAAGTGGTAGATAGGTTCCCTGAGTGCATCTGCGATATAACAGAACCGATAACTTTTTGGTTGCCTTATGCGCTTATTTACGTCCTTTTACCTTTAATAGCCATACACCCCGTTAAGGATCATGTCATTCTAATAAATGGGATCTCAGAAGCAAAGCAGGAATACAAAGACGTATTACAGGGAGAAATCCGTAAGATAAATCAGCGTTATCAGTTTGATTACGACAATAGTAGGTTAAAGAAAAATGATATCATGATTGCACACATACCGAGGGAGCAAAACGATGATTAATATCTCAGTAGTATCAGGAACATATAATAGGATACGTCTATTGCAACAGATGGTAGACTCAGTACGTAGGAGTGTCGGTAAGGGGTTGGGGTACGAGATAGTGCTTGTAGACGGAGGTAGCAATGACGGGACCCAGGAATGGTGCAAGAAGCAACCTGATATAGTGTTAATAGAGCAGGGAGAACTTTTAGGAGCTGTAAAGGCTTTCAATGCCGGTTGTTTCGCTTCTCGTGGTCGTTACGTAATCCTTGCCAATGATGATGTATCATTTCGCTACGATAGCCTAATACGCGCCTATGCCTATATGGAGGATAATCTTGGATGCGGCATAGGTTGTTTCTATCAGGATAGGGGCAAGCGGGATTGGTATGTAGATAGGATGTCTGCCGTCACCGAAAATGGCGAGAAGACAGGGGTGTATTATGGTCAGGTATGTATAGTTCCTAGGGAGCTAGGTAATGAAGTAGGATGGTGGGGTACTTATCTGCATACCTATGGGGCTGACAACGAAATGTCATGTAACATAATCGAGAAGGGGTATACGATTGACCCTATAGAGTGTGCATGTATTCACGATGGCATGGCTAATGATGCTCTGAGACATATAAATAATCAGCATGTTCTTACTGGAACTACTCATCCCGACAGTGTAGCATTCCGTAAGAAATGGCCTCTTGGACCTACTATACCCACTGAAAAGAATGTAAGAGTGGATGATGGTAGATTGCGGATATTGTATGCACCCATCTATGAACAAGGGCAACCTATTCAGCTTAGGACCAAGATGGGGCTTCTGCAAGCTCTGCGTAAGAAGTATGACGTATGTGAAATAAATTATCTTGCCAAAACAAGCGTATACGGTCAATCGCTTAATGGCATAGATGACCTTTATTATGCAGCTCAGGCGTTCAGACCAGACATCTTCCTGCTACAAGTGCATGATGCCTATAGTATGGATATAACTCTCATAAACACACTACGTAATGAGCATCCCAAAGCAATATTTGTATCCTGGAACGGTGATTACATACCGAAAAATCTCAATGACCCTAATTACCACAAGCTTCTTTCCATGTTTCATGTAGCATCTTTCTGTACAGCCGACATAGAACAGGAATACCGTTCCAAGAGCATAAACTGGCAATACTGGCAGATTGGATACGAAGAGTATAAAGAACTACCTCTAGGAGAAGAAAGGTATGACGTCATCTTCCAAGGTAACGAGTATTCCGAGAAGAGGACGTACTTAGGGCATCTTCTCAGACAGCTCCCTTGCTCTGTCGGTATCTACGGACACTGGCAGAGCATTAGGGCTGATGGATCTAATATATACAATTTCGCAGAACAAGATCGACTGTACCGTTCCTCCAAGATTACCGTGTCTGATCAGCAACATCCACAATCTATAGGATATGTGAGTAATCGCCTACTACAAGCTATGCGTTCTGGTATATTTGTTCTTCAGCAACGTATTCCTGAAATGGAAAGATATTTGGGCATGCAGGATGGAGTGCATTTAGTAATATGGGATACTATACAAGAGATACCCGAAAAAGTGAATTATTATCTTAACCATGAGGACGAAAGGAGACGGATAGCTGAGGCTGGTAAGTCATTGGTTCTATCGGAGCATACTTTTGACAAGCGTGTCGAAGAATTTGACGAGCTGATCTCTGGTTTTTTAAGCAAAAATAGAAGCTAACAAGGGGTATGCGTACCATTCCCCTATATGTTATACTGTAGGTAGGATATTGTAGGAGGTAATTATGCCTTATTCGGGAATAGACGATCCAGATTTACCCTCAAATGTAAAGAAAATGAGCGACTCCGACAAGAAACAATGGGTCGCTACTTTCAATTCGTGCATGAAAGATGGCGGTACAGATGCAGAATGCATGAAATTAGCTAATGGTGTTGTTAAGGAGGAAAGCATACTTAGTAGATTAAAAAATAAACTTCGCGAGATATTGGGTATACCTGAGGAAAGATCTTTGAGCGGATCAGATTTGTATAATCAGATCTATGCACAGAGTATGAGTCTTGATACGTGGGCATGGCTTATAGACTTATACTTTGAGGGGTCAGACATATTTGCCATTCTTGCAGAAGAGGGAAAGCTCTACAAAGCTGCTGTCACTCTGGACACAGGAAAGAACTCTGCGTATCTTGCAGAACGAGCTACCTGGACTGAGGTTATGCAAGAATTTGTAGAAGTTCCGCAACAGAAATCAACATTTATGATCAAGCGCATGGCAGACGGTCAGGATAGATGGTTTTTGCTTGCTGGAACTACTATTTTAAATCGCAATGGGCAAATAGACTCGTCAAAACTTTTTGATGGTATGATAGCGAAGTGCCAATCAAGCGAGTATGCCTATCCCTATCTGACATACTACCATCTAAAAGAAGCTTTCAAAATGGGCATGTCGGATTTTCTTGCTCGCGACGGCGTGGTTCTTATAGCATCTGGACTCTTCGATGATAACAAAGTAGCCGAAGCTATGAAGCAACGGTATGCAGAAGATCCAGATGTTTGGGGTTCATCCATATCTTTTATGGCAGAACCTCCTACGAAAACTGAAATTGCACAAGGAATTAGTGTCGATGTTTTCGATGAAGGGTATCTAACAGAAATTTCAATCTTAAAAGAAGAGGATGCATGCGCTGTCATGACGGCTCTTCGATCTACAAAGGAGGTAAATCGTATGAATGAAAAGTTAAAGAAAGTTCTACAAGCATTGGCTGGAGGAGATGAAGAGCTGACAGACGAATTTGTTGGCATGGTAGATGAGGCAAATTCTACGGCAAAAGAGCAGAACCTAATCTCTCGCCAGACTGCTCCTACTAATGCTACTCCGCCAGCGGAGGGAGAAGCTGCTCCCACAGAGGGAGAAGCTACTACTCCTCCCGAGGAACCACCTGCGGAGCCTGTTGCTTTGGATGAGGAAACTATAGAACAGATAGCCGCTGTTGTAGCCAAGTCTCCAAAGCTGGAGGTTCTTAATCAGGAAGTAAAAGAGACTTTAGCTACGATGACACAGACAGTCTCTGACCTGCAGAAGGAAGTTAGTGATCTTCACTCTGTAAATATTCAGGCAAACAAGAAAGTTGAAGAAGAACTTGCTGAGCTGAAGAAAACTGATGAAGAAAAGCAGAAAGCATTGCTAGAAGATCAGTCATCCAAGCGTATTAATGCCAGACGCTTTGTCTATCGTCCAACAATCCAGCCTACCACAGACGAGGTATTGGATTACTCGGCTGTAGCTGCTGAAACCGCAAAGAATCTCAAATAAGGAGGTATAATAATGAACAAAACAACTACTGTAGATCGTGCAACATCAGCCGTAGACGTCTATCCTTCTCTTGAAGGTTGTTGCGGTCTGTTCGATATGTGCTCTGATCAGGATCTCATGTCCCTTTCTTTTGAGGGGCAGAATAGGTTCTTGGATTGGATTGGCTGGGAAAGAACCAATGTTTGTTTGATCAAGAAAAACTTTGTTACATGGGTTCGTCCTGCCGAATACTCCGGAGCACGTTCCAGCGGTTATATAACCGACCCCTGCGGTGAATCAAAGGGAGTTGATTGGGGGAAGTGTGATTTCACCCTTGAAGATTTTGGCAAACTTCGTCGCCACGGTCCTACTCGTAATGCTACTAACTCTGGACTGCGCATGTGCGAAGCTCAACCACGCTATCGCTTGGATGGTAGCCCCATAACCAATGATGCTGAGTATGATATGCGCTTGGCAACAGAAGGGGTAATCCAGGATCTTAAACGCGATCTGGTTTCTGGGTCCGCTCTGGTAACTGGCAGTTTCAATGGCTTGGAATCGCTTATAAAGACGGGCTATACTGACTCTGCTGGACATCTGTGTAAGATGATGGACTCAATAATCGTAAATTGGAACAGTAACCCATTCGCAGGCGGAAATGGCATCACCTGGAATGGTGGAGCTGTCGCCAATACGTACGATTTTATTGACGTTCTGCAAGCTATCATACGTCAGATCCGTGATCGTATTGCTAATTCCCCCGCATTGGATGCTCAGCCTATAGGTATAGGCGATATCGTAATTGTAGCTCCAACAGCTACCCTGCGTTGTCTCCTGAATGCATACACCTGCTGGTCTGTTTGTCCTGGGTCTCAGTATAATGAGACGAATTTACAGACCTACGAAGCTCGGACATTCCGCAACAATCTCAATGGGGGTATGTTCGGAGATGGTCGCATCTTTATCGATGGCTTCGAGATACCATTGGTTAATTACGAATGGGGAATGCAGAAGGGTGCGGCTCTCGCTGACCTTTATGTCCTAACCGGACGTGTTGGTAATGTGAAACTGATCTCTGGGCAGTATCAGGATCTTTCGCAAGCCTCCGTCGACTACCCTGAAGCGTCGTTCTCGTACACTGATGGTGGGCGTATGTTGACCTGGCTAAATCGTACACAAACATGCGTTCAGCGCGAAGTAGAATTCCACCCACGCCTTTTGATGTGGGCTCCATGGGCGCAAGCTCGCATCCAGAATGTTACCTGTGCTGGTCCTGGACCTGTAATGTCTCCTGATCCTTGGAGTGCTTACTATCCAGAAACTAGCTTCTTAACTCCTGCCTGCGTAGAAAACGCCGCACAGTAGGCATCTATCCTCCTTAATGGGCTACCTCGAAAGGGGTAGCCCAAAGGATGAAAATGATAAGCGTAATCATACCATGCTATAATCAAGGACGGTTTCTCAAAGAAGCTGTAGCAAGTATACAGGAGGATGTTGAGATACAGATAATTATAATAAATGATGGAAGTACAGACGATACAAGAGATTTTTGTACAGATTTAGAAGTATTGGACTCTAGGGTCATGGTTCTACATCTGGGCAAAACTCAGGGCAAGCCTACCGCAGTTAATACAGGCATTAAAATGTCCAGCGGGAAGTTAATTACTATCCTAGACGCGGATGATATGCGGGAGGCTCATTCTTTGCAAAGAATGTCCGGTGTCCTAGAGGCTAATGAACGTAGTTTTGTGTATGACGACATTATTCTGTATGCAGATGGTAGAAAGGGAAATGTATGGAAATTTCCTGAGTACGATTTTATGCGACAGCTAAAAGAAAATACAGTCCATACAGGAATTATGTTTACTAGGGAAGCATGGGAAGATACAGGTGGTTATCCTGAGGAGTTCAAAGATGGTCGTGAGGATTGGGCTTTCAATATTTTGTTAGGTTCACATGGGTACTGTGGTATCCATATACCATTTGCAGGATACATTTATCGCAGAGGCGATCAAAACAGAACATTAAGAAATAACACTCCGGAGTGGAAAAATCATTTTGCGAGCCAAATCCGGAATAGGTTTGCAGACTTATACGCGGGGAGGTTTCCTATGGGATGCTGTGGTGGAAGAAATCCATATGCAGGTGCGAATAGCAATATAACTCCGGAGGTAGAATTACTTGTAGGTTCCGAAGGAATGACCGCTGTAGAATATCTCGGCGGAAATTTTGGGACTCAGTCGTTCTATGGCGGAGCAACTGGAACGGGTTATCGTTTTGATGCGGGAGCGAACAAAACAAAGATGGTAGACAATCGCGACCTGCATACAGAAAAGGGAACAGGTTTACTAGATTATCGTGAGCATACTCGTACCTTATTCAAAATAGCAGATACTCAACCAGAAGCTCCTATTGTATTATTGGAGCCTCCTACGGTAGAAGAGACTACGGTAGAGAAGGTTGCGGGAATACCATTATCCAGCAAGATAAACGCTTCCGGTAAGAATTATGCAAAACTAATGGATGCTGGTTATACAACTGTAGAGAGTGTTTTAGGCGCAACCACTGAAGCCATATCGGCTATAACTGGCATTCCCGTCGAAGTGATTGAAAAACTAAAGGCGAAAATATCGTGACAGATGTAATGCGGTTCCTTCTGGTGTGTCTAGCGACCTACCGTGTATCGGAGCTATTCAGCTTGGATAATGGTCCATACGATATATTTCTAAATTTACGAAAATGGCTAGGTGTAAGAGCATCAGAAGGATCTGCTACATGGCGCACTCTGGCAGATCTTATAAATTGTCCGTTCTGTCTAGGTATATGGTTTGCGCTGGCAGGTGTTTTACTCCTGATATGGCATACTCGGTACAGCGATTTGATACTTATTTGGCTTGCCATAGCGGGTGTACAGACGTTTTTGGAGTCAAGTAGTAATATGCGTAAAAAATAAGGGGTGCAAACATACCACCCCCTATAAAGTAGAAGCTTACAGAGATACCTACAAGGCAGGTTTTATACATGAATGGTGTTTTTGGAATAACTCCTAGTTCACCAGCACTATCATTAGCCAGATATGCACATATTATTGGCTATTCGGATTGTGCCTTCTTTGGAGTTGACGATCCGAGCAATGTGAATTATGCCTGTAGGAAAATATGGACTGGATACGATAGAAGTAATATTGCTGATTATTTAGCCGAAGCACAGGAAGAAATAGAAAATGTTATTGGATATCCTATGGCTGGCAAATGGTTCGAAGATGAAGAGCATACTTATACGAGTCCCGTTAGCCTAAACTTCAGTCGTATCCTGGCTTTGGGTATTAAGTCGTGCACAAAAATAGGGGACGGCTCTGCCGTTTCTTATTTAGCAGAGCCAGCTACCGTAGTTGTTCCGACTACGTTGACTAGCACTGATGATATTCACGTATACTATCCCGACACAGAAGAGGAGATTTCTCCCTCCAATATGGTGATAGCTGGTGGAAATCTTACCATAAGTATTCCTAAATGTAGATTGGTAGAATACTCGGTAAGGGATAATGACGAGAATGGCATAGATCCAACTAATATGACTAATTTCCAGACAACAGTGGATGTAGTGCATTGCACTACGGATACTACAGATCAGGGCGAGCTTGTATATGTACCCTCTGCATGCAATACGGATTGTACAGAAGAGGTATTACCGATATGTGTGTACTTGGATAACGCCTCTATAGGGACTGTGTTATTGGGAAAACCTGTGTCATGTATATGCTCTACAGGATTATTAACAAAAGTACGCATCAATTATAAAGCCGGTCTCACAAGTTTGACAAAGCAGATGGAGATGGCGATTGTAAGGCTGGCACATAGCAAGATGCCTACAGAGCCATGTGGTTGCGATATTACGCAGAGATTATGGAAAAGAGACAGGAACGTTCCAGAAATACTTGATAGAGAGCGGCTGAATTGTCCATTCGGTCTTTCTGATGGTGCTTGGATGGCATATAAGATGGCTCTTAGTATGACCGATTATCGTATGACCGAGTTTGTTGGATTTCCTAAGCGGAGGAGCAAATGGGTATAAGGCTCACGCCTATCCTTATTAAGACATTTCCTAGGGACGAATCTTTTGCTGTGAATGAGATAAATAAAGGGCTTACAGAAATAGTTGATGGAGTTCGCGAAGATTTGCGCAAACCTACACGAACATTCTCTGCAGAAAACAAGCCTTCGTTTGCAACAAAACGAATAAATACTGAAAAAGAAATAGGCGTAGAAGTATATCTTAATGGAGAAACGCAGGGTAATCAAAATTATGAGCGTCTTGACGATGGAACTGCGTCGCATGATATTCCTTACAAAGGAAAAACTCTTGTTTTCCCGCAGACGTTTACAGCAAAGACTATACCAGGAACATTAACGTCACAAAAGGGTTCCAAATCCGAAAAGAAATACTTCATACGACATGATATTCATGTTCCGGGAATAAGAGCTAGAAATTTTGTTGATACTGTATCTCGACTATGAGATACAAAATTTGATGGAGCTATGGATAAAGCAATTGAAAAAATTGCTAAAAAATTGCAAGGATAGGAGGTATAATGGATCCAGAAAAAGTTATTGTTCAAGTATTGCGAAGAAAGAAAAATGCGGTTCTTGTAGAGTATGTTCGTAATGGAGAGCCTATCCGTGTATCTATTTCTGCAACTAAGCTGACCGCATTAACTCAGGATAATAAAGCTGAGATACTAATTAGGGATCTTTCTATGGGAATACCCTATGGTATTCCATGGTCATCCAGACTATCAAAACTTCACTTCGAGATAACCGGCGAAGCCATAGAACAGGAATTTCATAAAAGTGGTATATGGACTTTGGATGATTTTCGTAAAAATCCGCAAGCCCTTACCGGAGTTATCATGTCTGTAAGTCGAGAAGTTGTTACACAGATAGTACAAACTGTCAAAGAATATTCTACTAAGGAGGTATAACAATGGCAGATACTAATTTCCTTGCTGGTCAATCGTCCATGTGGGTACAACGCAATGGACCGAATACTGCCCCTGATTATCTAGGTTGTCATGGCATAGGTGACGTTACGGAACCTTTCGGTGATATAACCCAACTTTATTGCCCTGACCCTGCTAAAACTGGAGCTTACATAGTCAAGAACAGTTTTACTGGAGAGCCAGGAGCTATAACTTTCACTATCGAAACTGATATGCGAAAGACCGCCGACTATCTCGAGGCTATCGGAAAATGTCCCGTTCCTATCTTTGTTCACAAGACAACCTGCGGACGACGCGATGTGTTCACTAACTTTGATCGCACATTTGTATTTCGTAAATGCAAAGTAACTCAGAGAACTATAGGAAATTTTGCGTCTAGGACTCCGGGAAATGAAAACGAGTCAACGCAAACTTTCGATATTTCTGCAGAAGAATTACTTCGCATATTCAATCTTGAACCTGCTCGGTTAGCTATTACTGAAACTGAGGATGTAACTGGTATCGCTATATGCGGAGAAGATCGTTGTGCAGGTGATTGTGGTGCTGGTCAAAGTGTTGGTGATGCAATCTATGTTGGAGCAAAAGCACTGACAGGAAGTGCCGCTAATACTGCTGACGTAATGTCATCTCTGAATGGTGGTGCATTCACGGCAACTGCTTCTGACCCTTTTGCTGGTGGTGAAGACATACAAGGTATCGTATGTTTCCGTATCGGAAGGGACTCGACACGAGTATTAGTTGCTCGTGGAACTGCAGATGCTGGTAATCCTGCTGAAATTGCCTACAGCGATGACGGTGGAGCAACCTGGACCAATGTAAATGTTGGAGCAGTAAACGGCGAGTTTGTATCCAATTCGCATGCTTTGTTTGCTCTAGATCGCTACCATATTTGGCTCGGTACTTCTGGTGGACGCATTTATTTCTCTGCAGATGCTGGCGTATCCTGGACGCTTCAAGAAAATGCCGCTATATCAGCGACTGCCATAACTGGTATTTCTTTCTATGATCCTCTTCGTGGTTTCTGCGTTTTCACGGGCGGTCATATCGGACTTACCGTTGATGGTACATCGTGGGGTTCTAACACTATTTCCGGGGCTACAACTACAACCGACATCCATGCTATATCAGCATATGATGTTTGGGTATCCGGTGCTAATGGCATGTGGTTCTCAAAAGATGGCGGGGATACATGGGCGCAACGAAATGCTTATGCTATCGGTGCATTTGATTTCAGTAATGAGGTCTTTGGTATTGCTGTTGGATCTGCCGTAAATGGTAAGATTTATATGACCATAAATGGTGGATACGATTGGCAAGAAATAGAAGCTATAGCCAATGCTGGTCTTTTGGACGTTGTTATCGTAGATGAGTCGTTGGCATACATAGCCGGAAAGGTCAGTGCGGCTACTGGCTTCATTGCTAAATTAGTACCTCAGGCATAAGGGGAGCTGTTAATCTTTTGTACAAGTCAGGTCAATGAGCTCTGCGAGATGCTCCCCCTCGTATCTCATTGACCTGACCTGTGGGAGCTAATTAAAATGGGTAAAAGAAAAGTAGTTACTGAAGAAATAATTATAGACAAAATAGGCGAGTTCACAAACTCAGCCGGTGTTGTTTTCAAGATATGCGGATTGCCCCCATTGGCGATACCGCAACTTCAGGACGGATTGGTAGTACCTGAAAAACCAAAGTATACTATTACGACTGCAACAGGAGATAAAGAGACATACGACCACGACGAGACTACGTTGCAAACAGACGAAGATAAGCTGGCATGGGCTAAATATATAGAGGAAGTAAAAGCTATGCAAGCTGAGCTGACAAATCGTATGCTTACCTGTATCCTTATTGAGGGTGTAATAGTAGAAGATGACATAGACCTTACACGTTGGGAATCGAAACAACGTTTAATGGGCATGAAAATACCTGACGATATAGAAGCCAAACTTCTCCAGTATAAGAGAAGTGCCGTAATACGTTCTGCTGATGATATGAAAAATCTAATGGATGCTGTTATGGCATTGACTGGGGTAAGTCAGGAGGCTATCGAGAAGGCTAAGAAATCCTTTCAGGATAAGGTACAACCCAAGTCATAGCCCTAATTCTGGTGAGGATCTTTCAAAGCTAAAAATAAAACAAGGATCCTGGGAATTTAGTACCCTGTTCAGGGATGTTACAGTGGCTAGAGAATGGGGTCATAAAAGAATGCAGACATTCTTAGAATTGCCTGAACAAGAAAAAGCAATGATGATTGCATATTGCGAGGCTAAGAATGAGATGAGCACTTACGAGGAGCAACTTGCTGAGAGAAAACCACCTAAGAAGGGATAGCTATGGCTTATCGTAAAGTTGGCATTACTGCTGTTATGGACATCGCTGGGTTCATGCCCAATGTGTCTAAATTCATCAGCAGTATACAGCAAATGAATGCGGCAGTAGCTCAATCCGCCGCTAAGACTGGGATGCTTTCAGGACCATTGACTGCAATAGGGTCAGCTCTTGGGGGTGTTGCAGTCGTAGCTGGTGGTATTATCTCTTCGCAAGTATTTCAGGCAATTACTTCGGAATTAGGCAAAATAGCCACAGAAGCTGTGGATGCTGGAAAAACATTTCAGCTTTTGGAACAGCGGTTCAAAACATTGGCCGCCAGAGACTACATGAGACAGACTGGTGCTGATGCGGTAGAGGCATTAGACAAGACTAGTAATGCAGCTCAGCGAAATCTGGAGTGGTTGCGAAAATTAGCCGTGACCACCCCATATACTGTCGAGTCCTTAGCAAGCATGAGTGCTTATGCTCAAGCTGCCGGATTTACGAATACAGAGACCAAAAAACTTGCTCAGACCATTGGCGATTTTTCTGCTGGTATGGGTCTAGAGCAACAGCATGTAGATCGTATTATCTGGAACTTCTCGCAGATGATGTCAGCTGGTCGTGTTCTTGGGCGTGAGCTTCGCGATCTCGGTAACAGCATGGTTCCGGTTGATTATATCGTAGAGAAGCTAGGCAAGGAATTCGGAAAGAGCAAAGAAACAATAAAAGAAATGCTCCAGAGTGGGGAGATAAATGCACGTAAGTTCATAAATACTTTTAATGAGATGTCGGAGTCCGAATTTGCCGGTGCTATGGAACGTCAGGCTAATACTCTGAAATTTGCTATGAATAATGTGGAAGATTTCATAGATACAATGCTAGGCTTAGATATTCTGAAGCCTACCTTTGATGCTCTTGGTAAAATGATAAATGATATGTTAAAAGATCTTATGAGTGAAGATGCTCGTAGAGCTTCTGCTGGATTCGGGTTTGCTCTTCTTAATGCCTTCAATACAATAGTTGCTACTCTTAGAGATACCGTATTACCAGCTATAGGAGAATTTTTTGAGCGATTGGGGATAGGTGCTCCTACTGTTGAAGGTGTTACTACCCTAATAATTAATATGGGATATGCCTTCAGGCTTATGAGTACGATTTTTGCCAGAGTTACTAGAGCAATAGGTACACTGATCGAATCATTTACAGGTATGTTTGATTCCCTATTCGATGATACTGTTGATAATGCTCATTCATGGGGTTATAATCTTATAGTAAATTTTGCTAAAGGTATGTCTGCTGCAATGACTTACGTTTTGCAAGCACTTACGTATCTTGCACAGACTATAACAAAATGGCTTAAACCAGGATCGCCACCATTACTCCTACCCGATATAGATACATGGGGCACAGGGGCTATGAATGCATATCTGGAAGGTTGGAAAGCTGCAGATTTTGGCGTTTTCAACGACATATCCAGTATGATAGAGAAGTATATAAATGCTTTTGACATACCAAAGATGGATATATTAGCAATGATGCTAGGGGGTAGGGGCGCACTTACTTCAATTTTGGATGCTTTTAATAATGCTACCAATCTTCCGACAGATGCTATAGACGCTATAACAGCCTCATTTGGCATTTCGAATGAAGTACTTAATGAATATATAGCCTCTTTATTCAGACTAAAGGTTGCAACTGAAAATGAAAAGAATGCTACGTCCATATTATCATACGAATTAGGTGGTATAGTTCTTGTTTATGGGCAAATAGTTGACTCCTTAGACGAAGCTGCTGAGGCTGCTCAAGCCTATATGGGTGCTGGAAGAGAATATGTATTAGGTTATATAGATGCGTTATATTCGCTTCAAGCTGCTCAGGAACTGGCAAAATCAGCTCAGGAGGAGCTAAATGCGGTAACAAAGTATTATGATGATATATTAGCAAAACTGAGTGAGCAACAAAATAAACTCAATGATGATTTGGAAAATGCTGGCAGACTTAGAGATATTGATAAGGCATTGAGTAAAGTTATACTTACTACTGAGGAACGAGAACGCTTGGAGTTAGAAAAGCGTGGTATCTTACTGAAGCGTGAGATACGCGATACTGAGACAGCTAAGAAAACTGCTGTGGATAGTGCGCAAGCTAAATACGATGCCGCACAAGAAGCTGTACGCACAGCTGAAGAAGTTGCGTCTGCACAGAAAAAGATGGCAGAGGAAGTAGTAAAAGCTACCAGAGACCAAGTAGCAGCTCAGACTGAATATTACAAGAGTCTGATGGAAACAATGATCAAAAATATGGAATTGGAAAAACAGATGGCTGAGGAACAACGCCGTCTTGATGAAGAAGCAAAGAAAAAGAAGAAGGAAGACGAAGAGTTTGCTCCAGAAGAAAGACCTTTCGAAGAGTTAGATCTTAATTACGAAAGTGTTACTGCTGGTGTGAAAGAGGCTGTTGATGGTCTTTTTGTAGAATTGGGTAAACAATGGGATGACCTAGAGGTAGAATTAGGCAAGATATTTGAACCGACTAAAGGAGCTTTTAGTGGGTTCATAACGGCTATAACTGACTTGAAAGAAACGGCTCAGCCTGTATTAGAGCAATTTAAAGAAAATACAGTCAGAGAATTTACCGATGCAGTTATAGCTATTGGAAAGTTTCTTAAAGACTCACAGCCTACCTTTGATTGGATCAAAGATAATATGATACCAATATTGGAAACACTTGGCATCATATTTGCTACGCTAAAAATTATTGAGTTCGTAACATGGCTTTCTGGGATAGTCGGTGCATTTTCTGGGGCAGCTGGCTCAATAGGAATATTCGGAGAGGCAATAGGTCTTTTATTCACCCCTGTTGGTGCTCTGATGGTAGCTATAGCTGCTCTAATAACAGTATTATTTACTTTAGGACCGAATGCTGCTTTAGCATTCAATCAGCTTATGTTTATTATAGTTGCTTGGATTGTGGATACCGGAAAACAATTTTTGGAGTGGGCTAAGGATACTCGTGAAAAAATATGGGGTACTATTCAAGGGATAAGCGATAGTATCGCAGAATGGTATGTAGAGACCATAAAAGCATGGCAGAAGTGGGGCGAAGACGTACTTGAAAAGATAGATGATTTCGCAACGAAGGCTGTTGAAAATTTCAGGCGATTTTTCCAAAATCTTACAGATGAATTTTGGAATTTCGTAACACGGGACATACCCAATTTTATAACAGATATATCTAATAGTATGCAGGATTTTGTAAATATGATGGGAGAGAAAGCTTCCGAGGCAGTAGGTGGTTTTATAGACGCATTTTGGGGTCTAACAGATAAAGTAGCCTCTTTCATAGGTAATATACCTAATGAATTGGGGGGTGTATTTAATGATGTATTTAATAGCTTCATGGCATTCGGTAGCGATATCATAAGTGGCATCGTATACGGTCTGGAACGCTCAGCAGATTGGTTATATAATGTGATAATAGATATCGTACGAAATGCGATGTGGTGGGCGAGAGATACCTCAGAAACAGGTTCTCCATCAAAATCCTACGCACGGTTAACCCGAGATTGGATGCTTGGTGCTAGAGAAGGTATACTAGAAAATACTGATATGGTTACATCAGCTATAGGAGCTATGGTCAAAAGTGCTAACTATACAATGTCATCTGTTGTAAGTCCATCGTCATCATCGGCTGTCAGGGGTGGAGGGAACACATATAACAGAAATGTCTCCATAGAAATGAATCCAACGTACAGAAATGTCCAATCTGAGTCGTCCATAAGATACGATTTAAGTGCGGCTCTGGCTACAATAAGGAGCTAATATGGGGATAATGGAATTTACTGATTATATAACTCCTACTGGAGTAGTTTATAATTTCGACCTAGACGATAGATTTATAATGTCGGAGGAAGGACTCGGTCTTCCTCCAATAGAATATATTACTCAAAAAGGACCTTTTCAGCATGGGGAAACTTTAGTAGATTTTAGACTAAAACCTAGAACAATTCAAATGATTATTAGGCAAGATACATGCGATAGGTATGCGTATTGGTCGGCTAGAGCAGCTCTTTTGGATGCAATACGTCCTAACTACAATTCATTGAATAATCTTGCTTCTGGAACATTGCGAAAGAAACTTCCAGATGGTACTATTCGCTCGATAAATGTAGCAATAGAAGAGGGACCTATTTTTGTTGCCAGATCCCCCGATACCTGGGACGAGTTTGGATACACTGAGACATTACGGTTCATTGCACATGACCCTACTTTCTTTGACCCTACAAGTATAGCTACAACATGGGATGCTTTAGTGGATCCTGCCCTTCCGGCGCATACCGTATTCCCGATAACATTTCCGATAACTTTGGGTCCTACTGCTTATGCTGTTGCGAAGACTATAACATACACAGGGACATGGTTAACATATCCAACAATAACTATAACCGGTCCTATGAATGGATTTTTAATCCTTAATTCAGCTACGGGTGAGTACATAGAACTTAACTACATCATAGCTTCAGGAGAAGTAGTTACAATAAGTCTACCGTACGGAAATAAGACAATAACGAGTAGTCTTGGAACTGACCTAATAGCTACATGCCTTACCAGTAGTGATCTTTCTACATTTCATTTAGCACCTGCTCCAGAAGCAGCTAATGGCATCAATACGATACAAGTAGAGGTTACTGGAACTGACGCGAATAGTAAAGTTGTACTAAGTCATAATACAAGGTACATAGGAATATGACATTCATTGCTCCACGTTACTTTGTTATCGCACGTGACCAACTGTATCGAAAAGTGGCTGTTTTCGACTCTTGGAAAGAGCTTTCGTATACAAAAATGATACGAGATGTTTCTACATGCTCTCTCAAGTTACGGTCTGATGACTCTAGAGTTGATCTTTTCAAATTAGATGGTCTTATACAAGTATTTAGAAGTCTTCCTGGATTGCCAACACTTCCAGGACCACCCACAGCACCATCCACTTGGACACAAGACTATATAGGTTTTCATAGGGGATGGGAATATAACTACGAGGAAGATGGCGATTTTACAATGACGTCTTTAAGTGTCGGTCTTAATGATTTACTTGCAAGAACTATTATAAATTATCCTGAAGGAACTATAAAATCGTACAAAAATGTTGCAGCTGAAACAGCTATGAAAGAGTATGCAGAAGAAAATTGTGGACCGACTGCTCTTATGGCTGTACCTTACGAACGTATTATAGACGGAGTATTGCCAGATTTTGTAGTAGAACCAACGGCAGGATTAGGAGCTGTATGGGAGGGAGATAGGGCTTTTCAAAATCTTCTAGATGTTGTAAAAGACATCTCGCAATTTGCAAATTTGGATTTCGATATAGAATGGGTAGAAACTCCCTCGCCAGAATTTACATTCAAGGTATATCCCAATCAGGTTGGTACAGACAGATCGGTAGTTGGCTTAGATCGCACAACTGGTCTGAATGGGACTGGTAATGTTCCAGTAGTATTTGAGATATCTTCAGGAACAGTTAGTAAATTCAATTTTGTCAATAATAGAACAAGTGAGTCTAATGTAGTTTCTATACTGGGAGATGGGGATGGGTCGACTAGAACAATAGTGACAAGAGTAGCCCCTACGTCCACAGACTCGCCTTGGAATAGACGTGAAATAGCAAGACCTGGAAATGGATTTATCTCGCAGATGGAAACAGCTGGAGATGAGGCTTTAAATGAGTTCAAAGCGAAGACAGTTATCTCCATAGACCCACTAATCAGCCAA